GACACAGTAATTGTCTGTGCCTCAGCCACCCCCACTTCATAGTAGATAGTAGCCTTAGCTGCTGTGGCCTCACTTACCTGAAGCTCTATTGCCCCCAGGTTAAAGTAATGGTCAGCAGCCATTGCAGGCGCATACATCCCCAGCACCAGTGCCAACGACATCAGCCCCGCCACAAGTAGTCTTGTTACCTTGCTCATTCAAACCACCCCTTAGGAGTCGTAGAGCACTGTCGGGTCAATGTTGTAGATTGCCCCATGTGCTCTGCGCTGCGTACAGACAGCGTTCCCCCACCAGAAAAGGCGGTTCGTGTAGTTATGCGCTACAGCAGTCTTGAGCCACTCGTCGAACTGGATATTGTACTTCTTCACAACCTTCGGGAAGAAGTAGTCGAAGTTGACTATAAACATCTGGTGTCCAGTTGTGAGATTCCAAGCGTCCGGCTCCGCATCCGCGGCCTCTGCCCATGCTGATCCAGGACAGTGCTCATCAGCGACTACCGGAATGTTGTCAATCTCAAACGTGTTGAAACCAGCCGCTATTAGTCTCTCCGACCTCCGACTTATGGTCTCGTGATAACCCACTTGGTATAACTCGCGAGACAGTTTCCCATACACCTCTGGCGTGGTCACAATTATTGAGGGTTGCTCACCACAAGCATAAGAAGTCCCGCCGCCGTGAACAATCTCATTAACCAGATCACGCACTACCTCCACCTTGCAGCTTACTGGTGTCCAGGTCGCCGCTGACCCCGTGGCCCGAACGACGTGCGCTACCCAGCTTGGCATGTCAGCTATGAGGATACCCCCATAGCCTGCCGCGTAGTAGCCCGGGTCATCAGCGTTAAACGCATTTTCCTGGCACATGTTAAACAACCCGTCAAGATTATAAATCGGGTCGTCACGAAAGTGGTCCAGGTAAATGTCCGTCCCAAGGTGGGAGTCTATCATAGTCTTACCAGCAGACTTGATATAAGTATCAAGCAAGTTCAAGACCTGCTCGGTCCCCGCCTCGGCATTAAGGTCTACTTTCTGCGCACTCAACTGGATTGGCACTACAGCATACCGCCAGTCGAACTCCGCATAGGTAGCAATCTCAGGGGTTGTTAGACCAATCACCCCATCCTCGTTGTACCATGCACCACCCAGTCTCGCAGATTCAATCGGCACTCTGATTTTCGTGCCCGCCCCGAACTGTATGCCCCGGACGAACTCAGACCAGAACGCAGATTTACTGTAGATGTTATCTGGAAACCCTGGCTGGTAGTACTCCCTGGTTAGGGTGTTAAATGTGTCTACCAAGGCCATTTGCGTCACCTCTCACAAGGCCACACAAGACCTGCTCGTTATTCTGACTCCGTTAGCGCCTCAGGGTGCTGCTTTAGATAAGCCGCCGAAGCAGCCTTCGCCTCGCCTGGCGTCTTAGGCGGCTGGCCTCCCCGTGTCTGCGCCCTCGCACCCTTAGCTTTCGGCTTATCCTTCCGCTGAAGGGCCTTCTGTTCTAAGGCCTGCTTCTGCCGCTTCTGTAGACTCGGCGCAATCAGCTTCAAGAAGGCCAACTCAGGTTCAGCAGTAGAGTTAGCGATCATCGCCTGCTCTATCTTCGCCCGAACATCGGGCCGCGCAGTCTGGGGATATGCAATAGCCAGCTCCTCAAACGACCTCTCCACTTGCTGACGAAATTGCGCCATTTGCACGTCCGCAATCTGCTTCTCAAGCGCACCCATGCGCTGCCCATATTGAGCCTCGTACTGTGCGTCCTGATTAGCCCTAGCCTGCTGCATATACTCATCCAAGTTCGGTGTCGTCGAAGGCACGTCAGGAACCTGGGGTAGTGTTTGCAGAGCTGGCGGCGCAGACGGAACTGGCGCCCCCGAAGCAGGAGCTTGCTGCTGCCCTGCCATTTGCGAAAGCAGCGTTGTAAGTCCCGCTTGTTGCCGAGTCACTTCTCCCTGCTGGCGTTGGAGTTCAGTTTCACGAGCCGCGATCTCCTGCGACCTCTTTGTAAACGCGGATTGCATCATTAGTTGAGCCGCGAGAGCCCCAGGGTGTTCCTGATCAAACTCAAACCGCTCTTCAGCAGTCATGGAACTCAGGTCAACATTTATTCCTTCCACGTGTTGGCCTTCTGGCCCTAGTTCTGGCTCTTCTTCACCAAACAAATCAGTGAAGTCTTCTAGCCCCGGCTCTTCAAGGTCGCCAGCGGGAGATTGTCCCAGCGGCCCGGGTAGGCCCTCGTCGCTGCCTACGCCAAGCGCAGTAGCCAACGAGTCAACTCCGGGGTCGTTTTGGGGTCCTCCTTTTGCGTTATCTTGATTGTTTAACATCTGATACTCTCCTTTTGCGTGTTTTCCCACCCTTAAGGGCGGGTTGCTCTACACACGCCGAAGCGTGTTGTATTCCTTCATTTTCCCGCTACCAGGCTCGCTAGAGCCATTACCTCCGAGGGTTCTTCCCCGTCCTCGGTCGATTGGGCCGCCCATAATAACTAAAGTGCCGTCTCTTCCCCACCCCATACATTCTCGGGCGGTGTCTGTCGTTAATCTTTGGAGTCTTCTGATTAGGCATTTCTCTTCTTCCTCCTTTTCTTCGGATATTTTTGTCCCTTGCGCTCAGGCAATTTGCTTATATCCACACCCTCAGTCCACTCATCAAACTGTGTTTGTGTAATCTCGCCCCGGTTAAGCATGGCCGCAAACTTCCTCAGTTGCGCCTTGCTCTTTAATGGCATTATGCTGCCACTTCGCTTCCCATCAGACACACCAGTGCTTGCTTCTGTTCATCACTTAATGCCTCTAAGAATGCAAGCTGCTCGGGAGTTAGTGCTTGACCGCTTTCTAGCCCCCCCATTATCTCCACAATTATCTCCAGCTCTTCCGGCGAAAACGCTTCTAATTCTGGGGGCAGAGCAGGGGCTCCCCCAGCCCCTGCTTCCGGTGGCATCGCTCCTTGGGCGGCCATTGCCCCCATCATCTGTTGCTGTTCGGCCTGCATCATTCTCTGTATAACCTCTTCGCGCCCCGGCCAGTTCGCCACCTTCAATACCTCTATCGCATCCAACACATTCTCCCGCTTAAGCTGTATGGCTATATCCAACTGGGCTGCTGGATTAAGGGGCAAGTCACCCCGAGACTGCACCACACACCGATATGGCAGAACGCCGCCCATTGCCTCCTCGTGAAGTGCCTCAGGATAAATACTTACTTGCACTGGCTCCTCAGCACCAAAATACGAAATCTGTCTATCCTCTGCATAGTTCTCCTGCATTAACTCCAACACTAATTGACCCACCTCCTGCAGCGAAATTGCAGTCGAGCTTATCATCAATCTCAGCCGCGCCTGCGCTGCCTCACTCAGTTGCGCCAGAGCAATCCCCGAAGTAATGCCCTTGGGCCTTACACCTTGCGTAACATCCTGCACCCCACTCTGAGTGTCAAATGTTCGCTCCAGCCACTGCAAATAAGTAAAAGTATGGGCTGGTATGGGCGGAGGTGTCTCCCAACGAATATACCCTTTCTCCCGACTTATCATCGGCCTAACAAACACCACCGCCCCCGCCTCATTGGTTACCTCCGTAATCCGATCATCATTAGTGACCTTCTGAGGGTTCCCCGACATCCGCTCGTGCCTTGCTATGCGAAAGTTGACTGAATTAAGAAAGTCCTGCGTAGAAATTAGGTCCCCTATCTCTGACCTACCCAGCATATTCCCACCCCTACGACGGTCAGTAAAGAGAACGATGGGAAACCGATTGCGAGGTGTCGGATTGTCCCCATCATAAACTATCTGACTGGACGTATAGATTGTTAATCGCTTGCCAAACTTATGATATACCTCCCAGACCTCCACTAAGTCCTTCCGAAACTCTCGCCCCGCACTGAGCCTCAAGCGTCGCGCCTCCCTATCCGATACGGTTCCCAAGTTATCCTCATCCAGATTAGGAAACTGTCGCTTCAGGTCCTCCTTAGTCATCTCCGTCTTAAGAGCCAAGAACCGGCACTCATCCAGACTGCGAGCACAAGGATCGTGGTATACACAGAAGGGGTCCAGCCACTCCATCGCCACGTCCCCCAACGGCTCACTCTCCTCTTCCTCCACCCCACCATCCTCGTCAATAGTTCTCAGCGGCTGAGTCGGCAACAACTGACTATCATAATACACCTTCAGTGCCCCAGTCCCGTAGATAGTCATGTCTCGATAGACCTCTTCCAGTACGTGCTCCATCTGTCTATAGTGCCAGTACCCTTGTATGTAGCCCGTAACGTCTCTCGCCAATTCCGGCCCTACCTCGTCCTGTCCCTCATAGAGAACATACCATATCGGAGACGCATCTTTCAAGATGGGTATCATGGTTTCAATCGTAGGCATACAGAAGTTCATGGCCTTGCGATCACGATACTCCTTGTCGTCAATCTCCGTATCCGCGATGTTCCTATTGATTGCCTGAATCCCATCATAATAATCATCGTAAGTCTGCCAGTTCCTATGAGTCTTCTCCAGGGCAGAAGTAGCATCACTTACAAACTGGTTTAGCTCGGCAATGAGGTCAGGGTCCTCAGTTGGTTTCAGACTATTGATTTCAACGCCGTAGCGTGTGCCTGGCAGAAAGAGTCTCACCAGCCATCTCCTCCTCTATTATTATAAGCATCCATCGTCGCTACCGATACCCCGAACGCCATCTTCTCATCTGCACTCAGCGGCACCTTCGCGTCCAGCTTCTCTCTCGGCGTCTCCGGCTCTTTCCTCGTCCCTGAAGAGCCGACATAACCATTATCTCGTGCGCACTGCACCATGTTATACAGTGCATCCGGCAAGTCATCCGCAGACATTACCCCGAACCTCAGCAGCTGCCGCTCCAGCTCACTACCCTTCAGACTAACGTGGTGCTTAATGCGATGCCTTTCATAGAGCGGTTGCAAAGTAGAAATAACCCTCACGGCCTTACTCTCTTTGCTGCCATCTCCTGGCTCTATCGGCCAGACATGACCTGTCTCCTTCTGGAAAACCTCAACAGAACCCAGAATCGCTTTCTGTGGCCCGTAACTTTCTATCCGAGTAGCCAGGGGCATATACTGAAGATTGAGTCTATCCAGCTCTAGAATTATCTCGTGCTCCCGGAGCATCTCCGTGATCCCTTCCAGGAGATAGATTGTCTCTTCTTCGTCCATCCCTCCCACTACTATGCCGCATGGGTCTAGCCCCATGCCCGTTGACGGGTCACACCCAATAAACATACACAAGCCCTCTGGTATCTCATTGAAGTACTCAAAGAACTCTTCCTTGAACCTTTGCAGCTCCACCGGCAGAACATCATTAAAGTAGTTAGCGAAGTAAATCTTGGTAGACATCAGCCGCCGTCTCTCCTCCAGCCGCTCTTCGTTCCACTCCTCAGGGAAAATAAAGTACGTCTTCCCCGTCGGCTGCCCATCTTCGTCCATCTCCTCTTCCTTGACCGCCCTATGAAAGACATCTATGTCCAGCTCACATGCGTCACTCTCCATATACCCATAAAGGTCATCATCGGCGTACCTCGTCCCATTCGTAAGGTCAAATCCTGGACTGTTCAGCAACGCCTGGCACTCCTGCCAGAACCCTATGATCTTCTCTATCTCTCTTGGCGTCCCACTATTCTTCGCTGTCACTAGGTCGTCATGCAACTGTCGGTCGAAATGGAAACTTTCAGGCGTGCCACCCGCCGACACACACTGCACCGTCGCTTCTCTCCGGGCCTGTCCGCTTTCGGGATACCTTCTATCTATCACTCGGAACGTCGTCCCCGTCCACTTACTCTTATCAGGCACTACATAAGGATATAATCGCTGGTATAACTTATTGTGCTCTAACTGACTCTTGATTACCTCCGCCGTCGCTATCGCTTGACCACTTACTGCCGACGTTATTAGGTTACACTTGCTCGGGTCCTCCGCTATCGCCTGTAGTATCAATGCCTCTGCAAATGTAGTCTTGAAGTGCTCTCTCGGTACTTCGTTCTTCCCGTGCCATGTGCCACCGTCTCTGTAAGTCTGCGACCCTCCCTCTATGAACTCGCACATGTCATAGTGAAACCCCGTTAGTGTCGCCCTCGACCACGGGCAAATCACTACCGTGAAAAAGAAAAGGTCTCGTAAGCCGAGCTCAGCCCAACCGTCAAGCTCGCTGTCCGAGACCTCTAGTAAATCGCTCCGCTGCGTCAGCCCGTACATCTCCATCACTGCGTCCCACTTCTCCGTTGGACTCATCGCAAGCGCCACTTCTACTGGTATTCTTTCCCGCAATTTTTAACACTCCTAACGCTGCCGCTAATGCTATGTTCTTGTCTCCTTCGTCAGCCATCAATGCCATTAACCTCTCGCCCGCCCGCTCGATTAACTCTTCGCTGACTACACTTCCCTCATTGCTATCTCTTGCATTCATGTTATTACTATTCTAATACCTCTGTACCTCGCCTGTCAAGTATATCTCCTCAAAAAAGAATGTATTTTTTAGTATATTTTTTATTGTATCTGGGATTATTGCGCGTACTATCGTGGGACTAAATAGAGTACATCAACGACCTTGCGCGGCGAAACGCAAGTGCGGGCGCTTCGCGCATAGCGCTCCGCACCATGCGCGTTGAACCTCGCGCGAAAGCACCTGGGGCGCAGATAATGAGGAAATGATGGAAGTGTCAAGCGAATGTCAGCCGAATGTCAGCCGAATGTCAGATGAAATCGCCGAGAGGCCCTGCAATCACTACACCCTGACAGATAGACAGATAAAAGTGAGGTTTGCATACTTAGTAAAGAGCCGTGCGCACTGTATGGCGCGGCCATACACTTACAACAATACTCCTCCCTATATGTACATCGAAAAACACGGTTTTAACTGTCTATTTGTCAGGAGGCCCTAATTGCAAGGCCTGTCGGCAATTTGATCTGACATTCAGCTGACATTCAGCTGACATTCACTTGACACTTCCACTTTATTTGCACGAAGATCGTCATGTTTCGAGTTCCGGGCGCCGTTCTCGGTGCGGTAATACGGTAATACGGTAAAGCAGTAAAGCGGTAAAACGGCAAGCGTTCACACTTCCGCCACATTTGACACAATAAGTTCAGGATAAAGGTAGTCAAAACGCTTGACAAAAAGGTTTAAGCAAGGTACAATAGTGGTATACTATAACTAAGGAAGGTAAAGGACAATGCTAACAGACAAAGAACTCCAACAAAGATTTCACGACGAAAACTGTAAGCACAGGTGCAAGCCAAAGCGCAAGCCAACACGCAAGTCAGAGTGGGCACGCAAGGCTCGTGAGGCCCGGGA